AAGAACTAGCAGATTCTAAAGCAATAACAGACGCTAAGATACAAATTGCAAAGGAAGAGGAAGCGGCAAAATTGGCAGCTTTAAATGGATATGCCTCTGCCCTTTCTAGCATATCTGGTATTATGAGTAAAGAAACTGAAGCTGGTAAAGGTCTTGCAATAGCTTCCTCTTTAGTTAATACTTTTGCAGCTATTACAGGTCAATTAAAAGCTTTTTCTGGCAAAGCTGTTCCTGGTTATGCTATTGCTCAAGCTATAGCGACTGGTGCTGTAGGTTTAGCAAATGTTAAAAAGATAGCAAGTGTAAAAATACCAAATTCATCTGGTGGGGGTTCTGCTCCAAACATTCCAAGTATATCTACAGCAGTAGTTCAAGCAACAGCACAAACACCATCCTTTGATATATTAGGAACAAGTGGAACAAATCAATTAGCTTCTGCTTTAGGACAACAAGCACCTGTACAGGCATTTGTAGTTAGTCAAGATGTAACTACTGCACAAAGCTTACAAAACAACATTATACAAGGTGCAACGCTTGGAGGTTAATATAACAAAAATCAAAATTAATTGTTTATAAAAAAAGAGTTATGGAAATAATAGAGTTAGTAATAGATGAAAATGAAGAGTTTTCCGGGATAGATGCAATTTCGGTTGTCTCAGCTCCTGCAATAGAGGAGGATTTTATTGCACTTAAAAACCAAGAGCAAATAAGACTTGCAGAAATAAGCAAAGAAAAAAGACTATTAATGGGGGCTGCATTGATTCCAGACAAACCTATCTATAGAAAGAACGGAGACCACGAGTTTTACATTTACTTTTCTAAAGAAACAGTCGCAAAAGCATCACAAATGTTTTTAAAAGCTGGTAATCAAGGTAAAGCTACAATGGAACATACTGACGAAAAGTTAGGAATGACCATAGTGGAGTCTTGGCTAATAGAAGATGAAGTACACGACAAATCACGCAAGTATGGCTTAAATATGCCTGTAGGGACTTGGATGGTAGCTATGAAGGTAGACAACGATGACATATGGAATAACTATGTAAAAGAAGGAAAAGTAAAAGGATTTAGTATTGAAGGTTACTTTGCAGATAAGCTTAATAAACCACAAGACAAACAAATAGACCAATTAACTGAAGAAGATAAACTACTAAACGAAATAATAGATGTACTCAAAGAATCAAACACCAACCCCAAGTAGAACATCTCCAACTGGAGGAAGAAGGGGTTGTTTATGCAAAGACAATACTTATAATTCTAAATGTTGTAATGGAGACCTACAGAATCAAGGAGTAGGAGCAACAACAGGTGGAAATAGTTGAATTTACAACAACTTAATTAAAATATTGTTTAATAAAAAAGTAATTACTTAAAATTATATATATGAACTCAAAAGAGACCCTTAACAAAGTGAAAACTTTATTAGGTTTAGAAGTTCAGTTAGAAGAGAGAAAGTTGGAAAACGGAACTCGCTTTGAAGCTGATTCATTTGAAGCTGGTAAAGAAATCTTTATTGTAACAGATGAAGATGAAAGAATTGCTGTACCACAGGGAGAATACCTATTAGATGATGGCTTTACAGTTGTTGTTGAAGAAGATGGTATTATTGCTGAAATCAAAGAAGCGGTAGAAGAAGAAGTAGAAGAAACTGTTGAAGCACCTGTTGTGGAAGAAGTTGAAGCTGCTGAAGAAGCTGACGTTGAAGATTGGAAAGGTATGGAAATTAGAATTAAAAATTTGGAGGATGCTATTTCTGATTTAAAGTCAAGATTTAGTGACAAAGAAGATTTAACATCTGAAGTAGAATTATCTGCTGAAGAAACTGCTAAACCTTTAAAACACAATCCAGAAAATAAAAGCGAAGTTAAATTAAATAGCTACGCGCAAAACAAACCAATGACTACTCAAGACAGAGTATTCGCAAAATTATTTAACAACTAAATTAAAAACTAAAAATTATGTCAAATAGATTAGACTTAGCTACAACAGTAAACATTACTTCAACTTATGCTGGAGAGTTTGCTGGAAAGTACATCTCTGCTGCTCTTTTGAGTTCAAGCACAATTGAAGATGGTGGTGTTACAGTAATGCCAAACGTAAAATACAAATCAGTTATCCAAAGGATAGAAACTGGAAACTTAATCGCAGACGGAACTTGTGATTTCACTCCAATTTCTAACGTAGATTTAACTGAGGTTATAATTATGCCAGAAGAATTTCAGGTAAACTTACAATTATGTAAGTCAGACTTCATTAATACATGGGAAGCTGCTCAAATGGGATTCAGTGCCTTTAATCCAAATGGATTACCAACATCATTCGCTGATTATTTAGTTGGATATGTTGCTGGAAAAGTTGCTGCTGCAAATGAAACTAACATTTGGACTGGTAATCTCGGAGGAGCACAAGCTGGAGAATACAACGGACTAGAAACTTTAGCTGCTGCTGATGCAACTGTTATTGATGTACCAACTCCAGTAGCTTTAACTGCTGCTAACATTATTGATAAAATGCAAGCTGTGGTAGATTTAATTCCAAATGCACTTTATGGTAAAGAAGATTTGAAATTATACGTTTCAAACAAAGCTGCTAAATTATATGTTAGAGCTTTAGGTGGATTTAGTGTAGCTGCAACTGCAAATTCAGGTACAGATGCAAAAGGAACACAATGGTACAGTAATGGAAGTTTAACTTTTGGAGGAATTCCAATCTTTGTAGGAAGAGGGATGTCTGACGATACAATGATAGCTGCTGAATCAAGCAACCTGTTTTTCGCGACTGGACTTCTTAACGATTACAACGAAGTTCGTGTAATTGACATGACTCCAATGGATGGAAGTCAGAATGTACGTCTCGTTATGAGATTCACGGCTGCTGCTGCGATAGGAGTCGGAGCGGATGTAGTTTACTACGCTGGATAATTAATTACTAACTAATATTATAAGGGGGGAGTAAATTCCCCTCTATAGTATATAAAACCTTAAACATATGTCATGTGATATTACATTAGGCAGATTAGAACCCTGTAAGGATTCTGTTGGAGGGATAATTGCAATCTATATTTCAAATTATACAAGTGGCTTGTTAGATACAGCTACATTTGTAGATGAGGAAGTAACAGGATTTGCTTCTCCACTTACTTTTTACAAATACGATTTAAAAGGTGCTAACTCTTTCGAACAAACAAACGAAAACTCAAGAGATAACGGAACTTCTTTTTGGACTCAAACTGGAACTATTGTTTTAAAGAAACAAGATTTAGCTACGAGAAAAGAAATGAAACTTTTATCTTATGGAAGACCACAAATAATTGTACAAGATTATAATGGTAAATATTATTTAGCTGGAATTGAAAATGGATGTGAAGTAGCTGCTAATACAGCAACTGGAGCAACTATGGGAGATTTAAATGGCTATAATATTACTTTTACAGGAACTGAAAAGACTCCTGCGAACTTTGTAGCTTTTGCTGCAATGGTTACTTCTGCTGATATAGTGGTTGTTTCAGGAGTATAAGTGTATTTATTTAACTAAATTAAAAGGCATTACTTTAAGTTTTGCCTTTTTTTATATAACAGTTTTGCTGTTTTTTTGTTTAATAAAAAAGCATTTAATGATAATACTAACCACAAGTGCATTAGCACAACAATTAAAGTTTATTCCACGTGAGTATTCTGCAAGTAGTATTGTAATTACTGACCAAGACACAAATACACCAGTAACCTATACAGGATTAACATTTACAACAGATAGATATTACTTACAAGGAAACGTAATATTTAGTCCAATATTAAGAGAAGGTACTTTTTACACGCTTGAAATTTTAAACGGATCAAGCGTTGTATATAGAGATAATATATTTTGTACAGACCAAACTATTAGTACATATAGTATTAATGATGGTGTATTTACAGAACACGTAACAACTAACGAATACGTAGTGATATGAGCGAATTTTTCGTAACTAAATTAGCAGCCTATACAGCTCCAGAAGTTGTAGAATTAAAAAATAAGGATTGGGTTCAATATGGAATTGATAATAACTATTTTAATTACATTATCGATGTAAACAACAACTCTACCACTTGTAGAGCTATTACAATAGGTGTTTCCAATATGATTTACGGAAAAGGTCTTGCGGCACACGATGCAGATAAAAGACCAGAGCAGTACGCTCAAATGATGTCATTATTTAAAAAACAAGATTTAAGAAGATTCATCAATGATTACAAAATACTTGGAATGGCAGCATTTCAATTAGTGTATGAAGGTGGTAAAGTAAAACAAGTACACCACTTTCCAATGGAGACATTAAGAGCTGAAAAGTGTAATGATGAAGGAGAAATTGAAGCTTGGTATTATTCAAATCATTGGGATAACTTAAAGCCTACTGAAAAACCTGAAAGAATACCAGCCTTTGGATTTGGTAAACAAAAAGGGGTTGAAATGTATGTTTTAAAGCCTTATGAAGCTGGTAAATACTATTATAGTAGTCCAGACTGGTCTTCTGCCATGCCTTACGCTGTATTAGAGGACGAAATAGGAGATTACCTTATAAATGATTGTATTAATGGTTTTAGTGGCACTAAGGTTGTCAA